TTGAAGATGAGTATGTTGAGGCGCGAGGCTTCTGGGTTGAAGAATATCGAGACAGGCAGTGGTACGCAGAGCAGTGGGCTGACCGATACGATAACGACACAATTGATTTGTACTGAGGAGGTGGCGTGATGACAAAAGCGCAGGAAAAGAAAGTGTTTTACAATCGCGTGCGGAGAGCGTGCGCCAAGCATGGCGTTGACATTGTTTATGATGGGGTGCCGAAAAATTATGTTGGGGTGGAGCTAATCAAAGATGGCAAGGTATTGGCAGATGATTGGGCATCAGATTACTTTCCACTGAATATCAACTGGAAGCGTATCTATGAAGAGATTGAACAGCAAGGTATCAGGGGAGGTCATTCGTGATTACACCGATCAAGCAAGTCAATAACATCTATGGTTATGTGCGTGTCAGCACGCGAGAACAGGTTCGCTCTGGCGTTTCTGTCGAAGTGCAACAGCGTCAGATCAGTGCCTTTGTGCAGCAAAAGTACAATCGCCCAGTTGACCAGTTCTTTATTGACGATGGCGTGAGTGGCACGCGCCCAATTCTTGAGCGTCCTGCCAGTAAGGATCTTACTGACATTATTGATCGATTCGATGTGGTTGTTGCGACCAAGCTGGATCGACTGTCGCGTTCAAGTGCGGATCTGCTGTCAATGATTCCGACTTTGCAGGACATTGGTATATCTCTCTATTTCTCTGAGCAGTTTGGTGAGATGCCGATTGTCTACCCGAAAGCTGAAAAGAAGAAAGGTTTGCGAAGCAAGTTCGATATGAATGAGATGGCTAACCAGATTATGTTGATGGTTCTGTCAGCAGTTTCTGAGATCGAACACGCTACTATAAAAGACCGATTCGGCGATGGCAAGGTTGATTGGGCAGGGCGTGGTTATTTTATTGGTGGCAAGCCACCCTACGGATTTCGAGGCGTAACAGAGTGGCATGGCAATAAAAAGCGCGTCAGGCTTGAGCCGATTGAGGAAGAGCAGAAAATTCTCAAGACAATACACCGATTAGCTGATCGTGGTTTAGGTCCACGAAAGATTGCAAATCAAGTTAATTCACTTCACAACGATGCAAATATCAATTATTCTAAGGTGCGAAGAATTCTGAACAGAAAGTTTCAGGGTATACCAGAAGCCGCTTAAAGGATAATTATGTCTTCAGTCACAGGTTGGAGTCGGGGAGCTTGGGGTGCTGGCCCTTGGGGTGGCGCGGAAGGTGTGTCTGTCTCAGGGCTGGCAATGACCTCTGCCCTCGGCACACCAAGCCTTGTGACAAGTAATTTTTTTCAAATAAGTGGAGTCGGTGCAACCTTTGGCATCGGCTCTACTACATTCAACAGTGCATTGAACGTCACGCCTACTGGGGTTGCGATAACCTCTGGCGTGGGTTTTTGTAATGTGTACGAACAGATTGATACTTCACAAACACCGAATTATACTGAGATTCTTACCTCTTGAGAGGATGACAAATGGCTACTTATGTAAATGATTTAAGATTAACAGAACTTGCGACTGGCGAAGGCAGTGGTACTTGGGGTACGACTACCAATACAAATTTAGAATTGATCGGAGAAGCTTTGAGTTATGGCACGGAAGCCGCTTTTAGCTCAGATGCTAACGCGACTACCACCGTGGCGGATGGGTCAACGGACCCCGCACGGTCTTTGTATTATAAAGTAACCTCTGGAGCGTCGCTTACGGCAACACGCGAGTTGACGATTGCGCCAAACACCGTAAGCCGTGTCATGATTATAGAGAACGCGACAAGCGGCTCACAAATTATTACGATTAAACAAGGTAGTGGGGCGACCGTAAATATCCCAAATGGCGGCGTAAAATTAGTTTACCTTGATGGCGCAGGATCAGGAGCAGCGGTAGTCGAAGCAACTGTCGATTTGGATCTCACAGGCACCACAACGGCGGCAGCACTGACAGCTTCTGGCGTGATTACAGGTTCAACCGTTGAAGCAACTGGTGACACTGCTGCTGGCGACAATGCGGCAATGGGCTACACTGCTGCGGAAGGTTTGATACTGACGGGTCAAGGCTCAACAAACGATGTCACCATCAAGAACGATGCGGATGCGGATGTTCTTGAGATTCCAACTGGAACGACCAACGTCACCATCGCTGGAACACTTGGTGTGGCGGGTGGATCAACAAATGGAGTAGCGATTAGTCAAGGTGCAATTGCTATAAAAAATGGTGGAGCGCAATCTTACATTGACTTTTATTGTGAAAGCTCAAACGCTCACTATGCAAGAATACTAGCTCCCGCACATAGCGCATTTAGCGGCAACATCACGCTAACACTGCCAGCTACTACAGATACCTTGGTTGGCAAGACAACGACCGACACCCTAACCAATAAAACTCTTACCACACCGACTCTTACAACGCCCATAGCAAATGCAGGAATACAGCTTAAAAATGGTGCGACAAGTGCAGGGTTTTTAGAATTTTTTGAAGACTCAGATAATGGCACAAATAAAGTTACGTTGATTGGCCCTGCAAGCACTTCAGACATTACGTTAACCTTACCTTCATCTGATGGTGATGACGGTCAGGTATTAACGACTGATGGAAATGGCGTGTTATCTTTTGCGACTGTTGGGGGAGCATACAATTCATGGCTGGTAAAAACGAGTGCCTATACAGCTTTAGTTGGGGATCAGATAATTGTGAATAGTTCAAGTGCCGTTACAATTACTTTGCCTGCTAGTGCTAGTGCAGGAAATACAGTGATTATTAAGGCTACAGGTGGTGGTACGGTCACTGTCGGAAGGAACTCACAAAATATAAACTCTGTAGCGGCAGATGCTACAATTTTGAGTGGCAATGCGGCTCAACTTGTTTTTGTTGATTCGACTATAGGATTTTTAGAAATTTAAGGAGATTTGAAAATGGCTGTTATTGGAAGTAACGCAGCGGGTAAAGCTTTATCTAACATATCGTTTTTTGGCTCTACAAGCTGGACGCCAGCTTATGATATGCAAGCCTATGTATACGTGATTGGTGGTGGTGGGGGTGGAGCAGTTCAGGGCAACGCTGGAAATGGAAGAAGTTCTGGTGGAGGAGCTGGAGGCTGTGCGGTCAGTCTCTTAACACTTCTTTCATCTGTTACCTATACTATTACAATAGGTGCTGGAGGGACAAAAAAAAGCTCAACTGGAGCATATGCTGGAAATAATGGAAATAATTCATCTTTTGCTGGATCAAATATTTCTACAATGACAGGAAATGCTGGAAGTGGAGGAGTAACTAGCGATAGTTCAACGGCTGCTGGCGGAGCAGGAGGAACTGCATCTGGAGGAAATATTGGCAATAACACAGGAGGGGCAGGAGGAGATGTTCCGTCAACTAATAAAGCAGTATCAGGAGGTGGTGCTGTAGGTTTGTGGTCTACAGGAAATCAAGCAAATGACGGAGCAGCTTTAAATACAAGTATAGCTAGAGGTGGTAATATAGGATGGATTAAAGGAACATTAGATCACAGTGGCGAAGAATATTATTCTACCAATCAAGGTGCTCCCGGAGTTGCGTCAATGGCTCCTTTTAATGATCTCCTAATTAATAAAGTGTTTAATTATTATTGGGCTTCTAGTTCCACTCCTTATTTTTATCACAATTACAAAGACCCCAGTGGATCAACTTCAGGACAGGCTTTTTTGATTTCAGGCACATATTACTATGTGCAAGCAGCGACACCTCTTTGCGGAGGTGATGGAATGTATTATTCCGCCACGATAGCCGCCGGAGGAGGAACTCTAGGGGGTGGGGGTGGAGCCGCCAATGGTGCCGGCACTGCTCAAGCTGGCGGCGGCGGAAATGGTGGAATTTTAATTTTTCCAGTGGAAGTGGGGTAAATCATGGCTAGATACAAAATTACATACAAAGATGGATCAACTAATGAAGTTATTGGTGGAGAAGATTTTTGCAAGGAAGTTACCAAAGATGGCGGTTCTTATGAAATTGTAAATCCGCCTGTTCTTTCAACAGAAGATCAGAAAAATATTGATGAAATCAATGCAAGAATATGGAGAGATGAAGAGCTTGCAGCGACAGACAATATATCTCAAACACCTGACTTTCCAAATCGTGATAAATATCTAACATACCGTCAGGCATTAAGAGATTGGCCTAGTACCGCAGACTTTCCAGACAAGAAACCTACATTAGGATAGAGACATGGAGATTAAACTTTCTAGTCTTATGAACCTAGCCCCTGCTCTTTTAGTCGGTGCTGGTTTGATTGCAAGCTATACCACGCTTGAAGCACAGTCTCAAGAAAATGCAGAGGACATTAGTGAGCTTAGTGAACAGGTCGATGAGATCGAGGATGAGGTTAATCAACTGCAAAACCAGATGACACGTTCTGAGATC